TGAGCAGGATGCACAGTTAAGTCTGTTGGAAGCAGCAATAGCACCAACAGAGAGTTTCACACAAAATATAATGCTTCAATCACTACGAAATGTTAATAGAGGTGCAGCATTAGGAGGGGAAGTAACTTACTCTCTATTTACTGCACAATATGATGTACCATATTTAGCTTATGCATATAGTGAAACTATACAGCAATCTGTAAGCGGTCAAGTTGCTATATAGTAATCTGTAATAGACATCTTTATTAAATCATAGTAATATTGACAAAGAATTAAGTGAAGACTAAGGAGACAGTTATGGGCCAATACGGTTATGCAGACGGTAAATCAGTTTGGGAGCAAAAAGGGGTAAGAAGATCAAATAAACCTCGATGGGATTCTGGAAGTTTTATTGGAGGCGGAATACTTAGCCGTCCTGGTCCTAATGCTCTTAATTACACCCAAAAATTATCTAATAGTAAATATAACGAATGGGAAGAAAACCGTAAGAAACTTGCAGGAATAACATCAGCTCAAAAAGAAAAATCTAATGTAGATCAAATGATGGAATATAATTTTAATCCAGACCCGATAGCAAATGCACATTCTAACGCCCCTTCATATGGTCCCGGAAATGAACCGGATCCTGGTGATGGTACAAATTGGTGGGATAAAGTAGGTAGTATGTTAGGTAGTGATGGAGCTCTAGGTGGAATTAAAGGATGGTTAGATCTTGGAGTAAAAGGATTGAATGCTTGGTCTGGATATAAGCAAGTTGGTCTTGCTGAAGAACAGAATCAATTAGGTAGAGAAGCTTTTGGTTTTCAGAAAGCTGCATGGAACAAAGATTATAATGCTAGAAAGATTGCTTATAATACTAATGCCAGAGATGTTAACGCATGGAAAGCTGCTCAAACTCCAGGTGGTTATACAATGTCTGAACTAGTAGTTTAAAGGAGAATAGATATGGCAGTCCCAACATGGAGAAGCCAAGCAGCCCCTAGTTTTGAGGCAGCTTTAGGAACTATTGCAGATTCTAATAAACAACGTGTCTTAGGCTTAGATAAAATTTCTAAAAGCATAGACGAAGGTTCTGATGCTTACGGCGATATTGTAAAGAATGAAGCTTACAATACTCTTTCTAATATTACACCTGAACAAGGTGAATCAAGAGCTGCAGCTCGTCAAAGAACTATATCTGAGAACCCAGGTTCATTTGATTCAAGTTTTCTAGGCGCTAAAGAGATGAATAATTTAGAAAAAACTCTTGGTGCTTTAGATGCAGGAAAGAAAGCAGTAGATGACAAATCAGCAATTATGAATCACATACGAGATTTATCTACGCTTGAAAGCCCTGACAAGAAAATAGCAATGAATGAGTTTGCCACATTTACTCGTAATAATAATATTAAAGATACAGACAATCTTCTTGCACCGATTGCTGATGAATTATTACAACAAACACAAGTACAAATAACTCCTGAGTTAATTAAAAAACATGGAGGAGACCCAAATAATGAACGATCTCTTACACCTGATGTTTTAAAAAATATTCAACAAGATATTGAAACTCAAGTAACTAAAAACAATAGATGGGCAAGTCCGAAAGCGCTTAAATCAGCTTTTAAAGATATTGCTGCTAGATCTGGGTACAAGGCCATGTTTGACAGAATGGTTAAAACGGAAAGCCGTAAATCTACTGTAGATGTAGAATTAGATAAACACGCTGGTTTAATAGCTGACTCATTATTTAAAGGTACTAATGAAGATTTAATAAATGCTCTTCAAAATGGTGCTTATTATTTATATACCAATCGAAATGAGTTAACAGCAGAACAAGCTGAAATTATAGAACAACCTCTTATTCAAGCAATGGAAGGATTGAAGATAAATGCTTTTGATGTATATACGAGTGAAAAGGTAGGAGGAATAAAAGGTAAACAAGCTACTGTCTCATTACAAAAAAAGTTTAGAAAGGAGATGCAAAGACAGTATAAAGAAAAATTTAAATGGTTAAGCGATGCTGTTATAGATAAAAAAATAGTTGCAGATATTGGAAATGATGATGAGTTAGGAGCTATATTTCAAACAGGAGATATGATTGCTCAGTTTAAAACTAAAGCTGAGCGAGAAGAACTGGAAGATGCTCTTAAACACAAAAAAGATGATCGTAAATTTTTATACGATATAGCAAGAACCGGTAATACATGGTCTCTTGTAGCTAAAAAACTTGAAACTAAAATAAATAAAACTCTTGAAGGATTGCCAGAAGCTAAAGATTCAAAACTAAGAGGAGACAATTTAGAAAAGCTGTATAATCAAGTAAGACTTTCTGTTCAAAAACTTAGTAAATTATTTAAAAAATCGGATGGGTCTTCTACTTTAACAGGAGATCAGAAAAATACATTTGATTTAGCTCTTTTGAAAATGTTTACTTCGCAAGGAGGAATGGATATAAATGGCAATAATTATAATCCTTTTGATAAGAGTACGTTTGGGCTAATGGGGCTAGAACCAGGTGAAGATATGTCTAAACTTACTGCAGATCAGTTATTAGAAGGCTTAAAAGAATTTCTCCCTCAACGAAGTCAAAGAACTACTGATAATAGAACACGGGATAAAGACGGAAAACTTTCAGGAGAACTTCTTGAAACTAAAATTAATGCTCTTTTGGGTAACAATAAAAAAGTAATAGAACCGACTAATGAAAAAACAGGAACGCTAGTTGGTTATATGAATAAAATATTCCCAACTCCAGAGAAAAGAAGAAAAATACAAGAGACTTTTGTAAAAGAACACGGTAGATCAATGATATGGTATGACCCCGTAACTTATGGACCTTGGCTATTAAATAAATACAAAGGCAGCGCAGAAGAAAAAGTAATACGCAGTCTGATGCCGTGGCTAGATAAATGATATGGGAAAGTTCGATAGTATTAAACAGGATTTACGTGGAGATACTGCCACAGTAAATCCTAATTCAACTTCCTTAACTAATCGTTTACTAGAAAGCAAAGCTAGAATTCGAGATGAGAAAGTAGCTCGAGCTCAGGAAGTATTTGGCCATAAAAACACTGCTCCAATAGCTGAACAAAAAGCCTACATAAAATCTCCAAATAATATTGCTCCAGCTACTGCACCAATAAATATTTCTGAAGATTTTATAGGACAAACAGATACCCGCCGTCAATTAGAAATTCCGCAGAATCAAGAAGATCTACCTATAGAAGCACCTATCCTCGATAAACCAGAAGAAGACCTAGCCCCAGCTGATCTACAAATAGATTTAGATAATGCCGCGATTAAACATGGACTTCCTAAAGGATTATTTACAGCATTAGCTAAACAGGAATCTAATTTTGATAATACAGCTATTTCACAAACAGGAGTTCAGGGTGTACTACAAGTAACTAAAAAAACTGGTAAAGAGATGTTTGAAGGTACTGGCGTTGAATTTGATGTTACTAATCAAGACCATCAAATAGAAGCTGGGGCTAAATATTTAGCTAAACATATTAAAGGTTGGAAAGCCAAAGGATTTAGTGAACAGCAGTCTCAGCATTTAGCTACCGCTTCATATAATACTGGATTTGGCCGTGTATCTAACGCTATAGCTGCAACGGGGAAAAAACATCCTAATATGCAGGAAATAGAAGATGCTGGTATTGAGTTATTTAAGCAACGTTGGGATACAAGAGATGCTAGTTCAGATAAAGAAAAACCTTCTGGAAAAAGAAGAACTACTAAAAAACAATCAGCTCTTAATAGTTTTAAAGAAGGAATGGGGCATTGGAAGAAGATACATTATCAAGATGGAGAACTTAAAGACTATACTACTACTGACGTTCCTACCGCTGGAGTTCCTCCTATAGAGATTCCTCCTGCTAAACCAACAGAGGTTGTTACCGCCGGAGGTAAACCTCCTGTTATGCCTATAAAAGAGGCGAGGCAAGATTTAGATCAACTACAGCAGGAATTTAAAGATTTGGAAGAGGATAAGGCACGACAAGAATCCGAAGCCAAAGTATTAGCTCAACGAGCAGAGTATCAAAAAGCAGCAGAAGAAAGGAGCAAACCATCTTTATCTCCATCTGATATTACTACGCCAGGAGGTATTGCTAAAGCAATACAACAAGGAGACACAGAAGTTCTTAAAGATAAAGTCCAAAAGAAAGTACCTATTGATAGTCTTAGTGGTAAAGGAGACTTTGCACCTGGCAGTACTGCCACAGTAGGTAGACAATATTTAGATGCTAATCTTGATAGTGTAATGGATAACGTTCCAAGACCTGCACCTATATATGAATCTACAGAGGAACCAGTCAAAGAAACGGAATCTATACCTGAACTTGTCGAAGAATCTCCTAAAGTAGAAGCAGAAAAACCTGAAGTTAAACAATTTAGAGAAGACCCTATTGTAGATAAAATTGAGCCCTCTCCTCCAGCTCCTGTTAAAAGTGGTGACTATGACAATGATGAAACACCGCCTAAACTTGTTGAAAAACCTTCCAAACTTGAGCCTATACCTAAAGATGTTATTCCATCTGGTACAGGAGCATTAGGTTTACTTGATACTGACCCGGCTATAAAAAAAGCAGCTAAAGAATTAACTGCATTAACTCCGTTAGAAAATACTAGCCCAGTTGTAGAACGTTATGGCACTGCAAGTAAACATGAAGATGGAACATGGTCAGTTTTAACTCGTGAGGGAGTTCCAATCAGTGGGTTGAGTGAAATATACGCTAAAGCATTTCATGATTACAATTTAGCTAATTGGGAAGCAAATCCAGATGCCCCTCAAGATGGTTCTGCTAAAGAGTATTTTAATAGAACTATGGCAGGTTTGGCGTTTCCTGCTAAATTACTTGCTAGTGCTTTTGCCAGGAATGAAAAAGATTTAGCCAATATTTCAGAAATGGCTGAAAGTTACGAAAAATATTTTCCAGTAAATAGAAAACATGCAGCTGGGGCTGTTACTGCTCTTAAACTTATTGCCGAAAAAGAAGGTACTACAAATGCTTTAAAATACGCATTCGATAATATGGGTATTTTTATGGAGCAAGGATTTGACAGTATTGGATTTACTATAGCGTTAGCTGTAGGAAACGTACCTGTACAAATAGGTATGTTGACTAGTTTATCTTTAGGTAAATCCAGAACAATGAAACAAGAGTGGATAAAAGCCAACCCAGGTCTAGAGTTAACTCCAGAAATAGAAAGAAGAATCGAGATATCTTCAGCTTTTAGTATGTTAGCTGAAAAAGTCAGTGTTTCTTACATGAAAGGAGTATTAACTGGAAAACCGTTAATTAATAATCCAATTGAATGGATGAATAAAGTTGGGGCTTCAATTAATAAAAGCCTAAATGCAAATCTTGGTGCTAAAGCAGCTAATCTTTTGTTAGTTAAACCTGTTACAAAATTTGTTCTTCCTGCAGCAGGTGAAGGCGTACAAGAAACTATGAGTAGGTTCGCCGAGAAATATGGCGAGACTGGAGAGAAATTAGGTAAAGGTGAAGTTGTTGAATCTTTTGTTGGAGGAGCTCTTGCAGGACCTACAATACAAGCTACAGTAGCTGCAACTTTATTAAGCAAGGCTGTAATAGATAAAGCTTTAGAACCGTCTAAAGCAACTAAGAATAAAGAATTTCTAGAAGATAGTTTAACTGCCCACAATTTAAAATTAAATCAAATTTCTGCAGAGGAACGTATAAGTGATCTTGACAGACAAATAGCAGATCTGTCTGTAGAAGTTGTTGATGTTCCTGGTGGCGTTGATAGCGCTAATAAACGTTTTGAGGAAATCTATAATGATCTTAGATCTAGAGAAGATGGGATTAGATCTAAAGATGCAATAGCAGAAGCCAAAGTAATTTTAGCTAACGAGCTTAATCACTTAAAAGGAGAACGAGAACAATTAGCTAAAGACACAATGTCTTTAAAAATTAAAGACGACCCTTCATTGAGTCAGGATACTAACAATAAATTAGTTGTAGTAAACAAACAAATAGCAGATTTAAAAAAATCTGAGACTAAAGATCCTGAAGCATTAGCTAAACTTGAACAAACTAAAAAAACTTTAGAAGAAAAATTAGAAACTAAACTGAATAAACAACAACTAGAATATGTTAGAAAACAGCTAGTAGAACAAAAAGCTAGAATTGAAAGAGCTTTAGGAGGAGATCTTAAAGATACAAAGACAGCTGCTAGTACTATGACTGAAGGAAAAGGTACTAAATTAGCTGCTGGTGAGGAGGCTGTTTTATTAAAAGAGATAGAAGTAATAGCAAAAGCTGAAGATCCTGGAATGGCTCCTATAGAAACTGGAGAAGATCTTAGTTTAGATGTAGAAAACGATTATGTTCCTGAAGAAGACAGTGGTTTAGAACGTGTTCAAGAAACTAAAGACGGAAAAGTAATTAGTAATATTATTCAATTAAAAAAAGAACCTAAAGAATGGTTAGATAAAGAAGGCAGAAGATTAACAGAAAAAGATTTTAAAGATCCTGTTGCATATCAAAAATTTCTTAACGAAACTAAACAATTCGATGCTAATAAGAAAAAAGGCTTAAATAAACTTGCTGAATTACGCCAAGCTCAATTTGCTGAACTAACTCCTGAAGATGTAAATCCTTTTAGGCAGCAATTACTAGTAAAGAAATTAGCTGATATCTCTAAACGAGATTTAAATGAAGAACAAAAAACGGTCTTTCGTAATAAAGTAGCAGATCTTAAAACTGAAGGAATCCTGCCATCTGATGGCGCTAAGAAAGATTCTCAAGCGGATAAATTATTCTCAGGGCCCGATGCATTTGTTGATGCCCAAAACGCAACTACAGAGCAGATTAAAGCAGTACTTAATGATCCTGATACAGATGCTGATACTAAAGAACATTTTAGAGAAATAGCAAAAGCTAACAGAGATAAAAAAACATTAGAAAAAGAACTTGAGCGTAAAGAATTTGCAGATGTACATGAAGAAATTGTTAGTGGAGAAAGTAAGAGATTTAAAGGTCTACATGCATACCGTGATGAAATTCTAGAAATACTTAAAAATCCAAAAAAGAGAGCAGAGAGATTAGTACAACAACAGTTTGATACTGCATTCGCTGCAATGCAAACTCATGCAACTAATCTTAATAATAAGCTTACTGCATTTAAACTAGCATATGACAATGCCTTAACTAAAGACCTTGAAGCAGGTAAGTTATGGGCTGTATCTGGAGTTATAGATCCTGAAGCTAAGAAGACTAATCCTAATACGCGAAAAATGCAGTACACCGTTTCTAAGATGACTAGAACGGATTTTAATAAAGAAGTGGAAGAAAGACGAGGAGCTGGAGGGATTAGTTTTCTTACTGAAATTAGTTCAACTAAACAAACCGATACAGACTTAAATTCTCAGAATTTAATTAATGTACTTCAACAAGAAGTTAATTTAGGTAGCAGTGCATTAAAATCTATTGAAACATATGATAAAAGTTCTATTGCTAAAAATGAACAAAGAAAAGCACAGAAAGGTGTATTAGATTCTCAGTTTCTTAGTGCACTTGATGAAATAGAAACAGAAATTGGTGCACCACCAGTTACGCCAATATCTGATGAAACAATAGATAGCCTTAAGGATCCTCAAAAGAAAGATAAAGAACCTACTGTTACGCCAACTGCTGAACAAAAAGCTAGTACTGATAACATAGCAGAAATTAAAGCAAAACTTGAAGAAGCAAAAGCTAAATTGGCTGCTGCAGAAGACGCCAAGAAAAATACATTAGGGAGTGCACCAGATGCTGAAATTAATAGGCTTGCAGAAGAAGTCAAGAAACTTGAAAAACAACTTGCAGACGCAGAAGCCGCTAAGCAATCTGCAAAAGGTAAGGAATCTGAAGGAGCAGATCCATTATCTGGTGAAGCTTCTAAAGATGCTAAATCATCTACTGACTCTGCTGAGCAAGGTGCTGACACGACAGGAGAGACCGGAGAAGGAGCTAAAACTAAAGCAGGTAAAGTACAAGATTTTATAACAAGTGCTGTTAAAAAATACTGGCCTGTAATTACTTCAATTGCTAAAGGTAACAAAGAAAAAGTACTGGGAATGTTCGGCGCTTTCTTTACTGATTTAGTTCAAATTGGTGAGATAGATGACATACAAAATCTCCCTGGCTTACATACTCTTAAAGATACAGACTTTATATGGACTGATGAAGATATAGAAGCAGGAAGAATAAGAAAACCTCAAAAATTAGTTGGTACATTTAGTTGGGAAAAACTTAAAGATGCTCTTATAGATTTAGGCGTAGATAAAACTACCGCTAAATATGTAGCTACAAAATATAAAGTATTTAGAGAAAGATACGAAAATATAGCATGGACAGGAAAAGACTTAAAAGTAGGGCAAGAAGTACGTATTCAAGGTGATGCAAATACATACACAATAACATCCATCACTGAAGGAAAAGCTTCGCTCAAGGGCATGGCGGAGCCAATGCCCGTAGAGCGATTGTTTGACGCACGAAATTACGCTTTAAGAGAACCTTTATCTCTTCTATTACGTAACGATGAGAATGATAAAACTAATTCAGTAGGGAAACTACCAGATCAAATACTGTTAGGTATGTATCTTTCAGTACTGTCATTTAAAATTAGGAACCCAACTAATAATAGATTTACTTCTGAGTGGCAAAAGAAACAATTCTTATATAGTGGTAAAGAAGATCTTAAACCAGATGATGAAAGGGAATTAGTAGGTCTAGGCTATAGCTTTAATGACACAGCTGATAGTTTTGGAAAAGATACTGCAGCTATGCTAAGAATGTCAGCTAAACAAATAGCTGAGGATCATCCTACGTTAACCCAAGCAAGTGCTGATCTATATTACTCAAGACTACTTCCTGCTCTAGGAATGATGGCTATAGATATAGCCGCAGGTACAGATTCTGGAGCTTGGTTTACTATAGAAAACAAAGAATGGAAATTTGACGAGTACAAATCCCAACGAAATTATAATAATACTGGTGACGGTAAAAATTATAGACATATTAAATTTCCAGAAACTACAGATCAAAACGGTAACATTAAAACTCCTTTAATGTCTACCGAAGGTAAATCTGCATTTGAAAATATAATAGATCAACTCGGTATTGAAACAGAACAGTATGGAGAAGTTCTTAGAGAACCTATAGACGTTTCGACTCGTATTAAAAGATCTCTTAAGAAAGTACCTCGCAAAGTAATAAAAGCTCTTAAAAAGTTACACAATGCTAAATGGAATGTCTCAGAAACTTTGGAGTCAGTAGCTATATTAAATGAAGGCCATAGAGGTATTTTAAACCGACTTATGGGCGTACTTCCTACGGAAGGAGCTAAAGTTAAAATTGTCTCTGAGACTCCAAATGCTAAAAAATACGCTAGAGATAATCCTAATACTGCAGTTTATGTAATGCGAGTTAAAGAAAAAGAAGATATCCCGCATGTAAAACCTGAAGAACATTTTGGCAATCCTTGGTCAGCTGAAGGATACACAGGTCTTGACTTTAAAACTAATAGTATACCAGAAGCTGTTAATAATTATAGAGAGTGGTTAGCAGGTAGAGCCCATCAAGGTGTAGAGCCTAAACGTAGAGAATGGATTCGTAAAAAAATTAATGAAGGATTTCTTAATAATAAAGAATTAGTCTATTTTAAATCTGGGTATAAAAGTCATGCAGATGTACTAGCAGAATTTGTACCAGCAGATATGCATCAACGTCAGAGAGATAAAAATGAAGCTGCCAATAGAGATAAAAATAACGATCTAGACGCTATATTAGAAGCCGATAAAGAAGGTAAATTAAAAGATTTTTACTTTGGTTATGAACTACAAGGACACCACAGAGTTCTTCAGCAAGGAAAAATAAACCCTCAGCACAGTAAGGTTACTAGATTTTTATTACAGTCTTGGGGAGCACAAACTTATAACAAAGATAACTTGTGGAAATTTAAATTAGCTGTTGTTCAAAATTTTGGCTTAGACGTTGATAAAAACAACATGGCCTATGCTGAAACTGAATTCGATCACATTATCAATAATGGCAATGTGCAAGAAGCTGTAAAAGCTATGCAAGTTCTTAAGGAAGATAAAAACAATAAAGAGGCTGCTAATAAATTAGCAGAAGCACTATCAGAAATTAAGAGTACTAAAGAGTACAAGGATGTAAACATACAGCTAGTAACAGCTATTACTGCATTAACTAATTACATGCCTTCTGGAAACCCTCTTAGTCTAAAGACCGAATTTAAATCTGACATAGTAATGGAGATTGATGGGATTACTAATGGGTTTGCTATGAACCTTTTACAATTTCCAATGTTTAAAGATGAGCAATTAAAGAAACATTTAAACCAAGTAGGTAATTGGTTTGATGTTAGATCATTACATGATCCGTCTAAACCTGACGTGTATATGAATTTAATTGAACATATTAAAGTTGGAGCAACAAATGATACAGCACTTAGTTGGTATATAGAGAATTCGTGGAAAAATGATTTTATTAAAGAAGCTGGAGAATATACAAAAGGAACTAAAAGAAAGCCATTAACTCCAAAACAACAAAAAGAAAATGACGCAACAATAAAAGCTTATGAAGCTTTGTATGGTAATAGGAGTAAAGCATTAGAAGATTTAGCTCCAGATATGCACCTTTACGATAAAGGTATGCGTAAAACTGTTAAATATCCTTTCATGATTTACATGTATGGAGGAGGAACTAAGAGTATTGCTCAAGGAGTTGCATCGGATATCGTTGATAGTCTCTATGAACAAGCTACTGATTTGCATAATATGCACCAAGATATGCAAAATAACCGGTTATCTCCAGAAGCAAGAAAACATTTACATGCATTGGGCATGAAAACTACTAAAGAATTTGCAGATAGTATAGATAAATTTGTAGATAATTTAGATAAATTAGGCGCATTTGAAGGTAATAAATCTCCATCTAAAGAAGAATATAGACAGTTACTATTAGATGGCAAAGCATTAGATGTAGATAAGAGCGGAAAGGCATTATACAGCTTTAACGACTCAGAGCTAGTTAAAGTAATTGGTAGAACAGTAGAGCCTAGATTTGAGCATGGTTTAAATTCTATGCTAGGAGATACTAAAAATGCTAGAAGTAGTGTAATTAAGATGGGGCAAATGATGCATCGGATGTTTATGCTCCGTTATGAAAGAGCTTACAAAAATAAATTAAAACAGGTAAACGAAGAATACAAAGCTAAGCTCAGTGATGAGGACAAACGTAATTTTGTTGAAGTAGATCGATTAACTGACCAACAAGTACAACAAATGATATCTGGAGTTAATGCAGAATTATCAGAGGTTATTCCTCAAGCTGCAGGGCCTCTAGCTCAGATGCTTAAAAATAAAAAAGGAGAAGAATACACAGATGGTGCTCTTGATTTAAGTTCTATAGAAACAGTCCGAACTGAAGATAAAACTCAAGATCCTAATGAGCCTTGGAATACTGAAAAATTAGAGATTAGAAGTGATAAAATTGAAAATAAAATAAAACAAGAAGATGGTACTCAGTTTAATAGAGACATCATGGCTAAACAATTACAATTTGTTGAGTCAGGAGTAAGTGTATTAATTCGCCAGATTCAGAATATGGATTCTGTAATCTTAACTCAGACATTTGGTGGAGGAAATGGTAAAGGAGATCCTAGAATTAATGTAGGATTCACTAGTAATGCATGGCAAGGAGATGGCAATGTTCTACCACTACATGATGCATTTATGGCTAGTCCAGAACAACTATCTAGGATATCTGAGATCTACGGAAAAACTTACATAGAATACAATAAGAAATACAGCATTATTGAAACTACTCTTAAACAAGTAAAAAAGATTAAAGATACATTAACTGAAGAACAAGTTAATGAATTAAATAATTGGTACTACAAAGAAGAACAACAACAAGAAAAACAAAATCCTAAAGATGCAGATGATTTTATTAAAGAGTTTGAAAAAGAAACAGATCAAGTTATTAAAGCTCGTGAGAAACTTTTCGCAGAAATGAAAGCAAGAGGCATGGTTTCACATCAGCTATATATGCCTCAGCCTGGGACTTCACCAAGTACTCAAAGCCGTAATGATGCTGCTTTAAATGAAGTTGATTCTGCAATAAATGGTGACCTTCCTCAAGGTGAAAGACCTGTTCTACCATTTAATGATGAGAAAGGTAAACCTGTAAAAGTTAATGACGATCAGTGGAGAGCTATGGCTCAAATGGAAGCATGGTGGGGTACTGATATATCAGACATAAATAATAAAATATTTGTATTACAAGGCAGAGGTGGCACAGGTAAAACTACTATTGTTGAAGCTGCTTTAACAAATCTTGGATTAAATATGGAACCGGATGAAAAAGGAAAATTAATTAATAATCCTGAATTAGGGCAAGTTAAGTTTGCTCTACCTACACATAAAGCTAAGCAAGTAATTCAACAAGCTGCTGGTAAATATAAAGACGATGATTTTGATACGATTGCCGGTTTATTAGGAGAAAAACCAGAATTTGTATCTTCTACTGATAAAGCAGGAAACGTAGTTTGGAAAGCAGTATTTAAAAAAGATCCTACAGCAGCTAATAAACAGAAAGACGCTTTAGAAGGAGTTAAAGTAATTGTTATTGATGAAGCTTCAATGGTAAACGAAAAGCAAACAAAACAGTTAATTGCAATAGCGGAAGAATTAGGAATACGCTTATTATTTATGGGTGATAATGTTCAATTACCTCCTATAGAAAAATTTGGTAAAGGAACTGTAGATGTAGCTATGGTATTTGACACTGTAATGGAAATTAACCAAAAAGATAAAGTACCTATAAATATTAAAGCTCATTATGCCAAATTAGATGAACGTATGAGACAGGATGCAGGTAATCCTATATTAGGCGTTACAGACATTCTTGCTAACGTTGCAGAATGGTTCCATAAACACCATACAATTTATAAAAAGGAATTCGGGAAAAATTCAGACGTAAATTTTCAACTTCCATTTATTAACAATGACAACGTTACATACAAAGAAACGCACCAGGTGAAGCTTCCAGGAGAAAAGTATAAGCAACATTTTCCAACTGACTCAACAATTACAGAATTTGCTGAGGAATATAAAAAAGCCAAAGAAGCAAAAAATGAAAAAGGCGTTAAGTATATTCATTTCAATGCTGGAGATCACGTAAGATCTATGAAACTTCGTGCAAAGATTCGTAAGGCAATTTTTGGGGAAGCTGATCCAGGTTTAAATGAGAAAGGAAAATTCATTAAAGAATTTCTTAAAGGTGAACGACTAGTAATAGATGAATCTACATCTCTACTTAACGGACAGACGGTTGAAAGTTATACTAAAAAATTAAAGAATGGAGATGAAGTAACTGTACATAAAGAACTAGAGACTATTACGTATGCTTCGTATAAAGACGGAAAAGATAATGAGTACACAGGAGAGAAAGCTCCAGTTTACGAAAATATTACTGTAAATGTTTTAGAAGTTAAGTTAGATGGTAATGACACACCATTTAAGCTAGTACTAAAACATGACAAGTCTGAAGCAGATATACAAAGAGAAATGATGAGGAAACGTAGGTATGGTGAACTTATTAGTGTTGACGAGCTTACAAAGAAATTCTCCAAGTCTCAACCAGGGCGTACTATATTTACCAATCTCTCTGCCTCAGAAATAGCCAGTGATCCTTCACTTCTAACTGGATACAAAGAGTACAAAGAGGGAAAAATAGCTAAAGAGATGTTTACAGAAGGTCTAGGCGCAGCTTATATAATTAATTCCCATAAAGCACAAGGTAGTACATACGATACTGTATATGCTGATTATGAAAATATTCTACGTGGCTTTCATGGTTCTGATTTCTTAACTAGAGTAAAAGCATTATATGTTGCTACTTCCCGCCCACGAACTAGACTTGTATTAGTCGGATCTTCAGGTCAAGGGAAAAAATTATCATTTGGTACTGGTGTAAAAAACACGGATAAAAAAAGTGAAAGATACAACGAAGATCTATTTGATGCTAACCAAAAAATAAAAGATGACATCGAAAAGGGTGTAACTCCTTTCTTAGATGATGAGATTAGTAAAAAAGTGACAGATACCGTTGGATCAATAGATGACTTACCAAAAGTTCCAACGGCTAAGCCAGAGGATCTTGGAAGTATTACTGAAGGTAACTTTATGAAACTATTTAATAAGTTTAAAGCATTTTCAACTCAATATTATGCTGATGCTCAGGAAATGCTTGGACATACTGAAACCTTAGATACAGTTTTAGGCATTCTAAGTGAGGGAATTACTGAGATAGGAGGAATTAAATTAACCAAACAGGAGGTTGATGGAATTACCCAAGGTGAATACGACATAGCTAATAAAGCTATGACAATAAACCTGAGTAATGGTGCACCATTTAATGTTAATCAATCTCCGCAAGAAGTTTATGTTCATGAATTATTGCATGCCACTACAGCTCTCGCTATAAGAGAAAATCCTTTAATTGCTGATCGTGTACATAGAGTTTATCTCCAAACTAAAAGAGCTTTAGACTCAAAATATGGTAAAAATTTAGGTTATAAAGTATTTTTAGAGGGAATTGATAATCCTTCTAAAAATGATACAGCCATGGCTGAAAAACAATATAATTACGTATTTGCAGGTAAAGAGAAGAATAGGTTACATGAGTTTTTAGCTTACTCTGCGACTAACCGACAAATAATTAATTTTCTTAAGACTCAGCCTAAACCGGTAAGAGAAGGGATTCTAGATAATATAATAGGTATCATTGCTTCTGTAATGAATTTCTTAAAATCTTCCTTCGGTAGCAGAACTTACGCAGCTAAGAGTGACAATGCATTTGCAGAAATACTTGCTGCTACTGAACATCTAGTAGCTACTCAAGCTAAACATGAAAGCATGTTAGATAGGTTAAGTGCTTATACCTATAATAATTTAGATAAATCAGATAAATTTATTAAACGAACTGGAGAGGACATACTTCTTAAGATTCAAGGTAAGGAGGGCGAAAACACAGGTATTCTTAGACAAACTGCTCTTACTGTTGGCGGTGGACTTTATGGCATATTAAACACCGGTGAGAAAGATTCTAATTTTAACAGAGTATCTTTAGCTCTTAGAGAGAAAATAGATCAAGGATTGAATAAAACAATGAGAGGTATTGCTAGTGAAATTGGAGACGGAGCTCTTACCAAAGAAATGATCGAACAATTACTCTATGTAAAAGTTAATATATCTAAAGCTCGTCAGCAAGCAGAGACATTTACAATGAGTTGGTTTAATGGAAATAAAGAAGAAGGAATAGAAGGTATCTGGAAATCAGTTAAAGAAGGTGACAAGCATGGAATAGATGCCAAAACGAAAGTAGCCCTAACTAGGGTGCTATTTCAAACGGATTTATCTGTTCTTTTAAACGAAGGTAATGAGTGGGAAATGAGTCCTTCTGAAATAATGGATCTTATAGGTCATACTGGTAAAGCTAGGAGAGATACATTAAAAGCTAGAATAGCTACAGAACTTAAACTTTCCCATAAGTCAGACCCTCTTAGTTATGCAAAAGAATTAGGATATTGGATTGCTACAGGAAATACTAGATTAGATGATTCTCATACTAATGTACGCACTATTGCGGCAAAGTATTTCACCAATCCTACAACTGCTGAGATAAATCTACTAGATATGTATTCTACGTTATCTGCTTTAGATTATACGGATACTACTCATAATAAAGCTGTTTTAAAGCTAGCTAAAGCTGAATTTGGGGCCAATTTTGAACGCAATGGCATAAGTGATCTTCTTAAGAGTCATCGTACATATAAACAGAATGTACGAGCGGAGAACTTTGAAGAGAATGAAATGCAGCTAGTTAAGGGTTATATCGTAGAACGTATAGATAACTTTACTCATATTAGAATGGGTAGAGCTGACCAGAAAAAAGAAATGAAACAATTAGGTTATTCTGAGAGCTACCCAGTAACAAAGATAGATGGTAGTCAAACGATTGATACAATGTATGTTACACGTACTACACCAGAAGTTACTGATGTATCTGGGGTAATGTCTACGACTAATCAACGTAATATGGGTACTACACTAACTGAAATCCTTGTCAGAGATCCGGCATATCACCATACAAAAGGACCTAATAAAGGCAAGCCAGATTTCTATAAAATACAAGCTAAAGTGGAGAAGTTTATTAAAGCTAAGAGTAGATCTGCTAAAGCTAATACAAACAACGTATGGAATGATGACTTAACCATGCGTCCTCTTAGAGACCAAGCCGGGAATATTACTGATTATCGAGTAATGATGAATCATGCAGATGTGGAGCAGATTATTCGTCCAGATCTAGAAATTGACCATGTTTTTGCTCATATGAGATCTTCAGCTGTGGATCGTAAAGAAACCATCGAGAGTGATAAGAAGACTGTAGAGCTTCTAGTATATGAACAAATGGATATGATGAAAACTAATCCAGGCCTACATTGGATTGATATTATGGATCCAAACTCTCCATACATAGATCGTTATAGAAAACTTCCTAAAGCTGTCAGAGATCATATGAACGAGTATGCAATAGGTGGGCAGTTCTTTATTAGAGAAGATATTATTGATAAAGTATTTGGATACAAATCATTTGATCTATCTGAATTAAAAATGCTCCAGGATGAAGATACCAAATCTAAACGTATTATCAAAAGAGTTGCAGGAGTAACTCATCATGCAATTAAACAAACTGTCGGGTATGGTAAAAATAGAGTAGTTATTGCTATGCCTAAAGTAGTCATAGGCAATATGATGTCTAATATCTACCAGCTTATGATGAGGAAGATCCCATTAGATTATATCTTCCATAAAATCTATGAGGGTATACACGAATATAATAAGTATCGTAAAGATACGGAAAGACGTATAACGCTTAAACATGAAATTGAGTCACAAAACTTAGATACTGTTACAAGTCCAGAAGCTATCGAAATGAGCCAATTGGATGATCGTATTAAAGGTAATCTAATTCATAGAATGAGTAAAGCTGGGTTAAATTCTCTTATTGTTGAGGATATTAATGATGCTCAAACGGATGGATGGTTGAATAAATTACAGAAGACTATCCCATATTCTTTCCCAAAAGCGCAGAAGTTTATAGATAAGATGCCTTCTGAATTAGGGGATGCAGCAAGGTTTGTATTTATGACTAAAGGCAGTAAGCCTTACCAATATGCTCGCCATGTAGTGCAGCTAACGGATTTCTTAGCTCGGTATGTAATGATTGAGCATGGTACTAAGGTAAAAGGACGACCTTTTAATGATGTAATGCATGAATCTTTAGATGGATTTGTAGTATTTGATGAAGCTCTTGTCCCAGCATTAGAAGCACTAGAAGCTGTAGGAGCCACGTCATTCCTTTCTTACTATCTTCGTAATGCTAGATCATCTAGAAAATTAGCTGCATCTAGTCCTACAGGTGTAGCACTTGCTGCTGCAGTTCAGCATACCACTGGTATATCTGCATTAGGAAACGTAAACAGTTCCTGGTTAGCAGGTAGATTCTCTCCAAATATGCTTCAAACAGATGACCTATTTGATGAAGCTAATAACGTTACTCTATTTGATATAGTAAAGAATGAAGGTAGAGATCTATTTAATTAACGATCTAACCCATAGAAATACACCATAACTTAACGCTGTAACTAGTACAAATGGTACTAATATTACAGATCCTAATAGTACAAATAAAGATAACCCAATAATTATACTTGCAACTAATATACTTTTTGCATTTATCCAAGACATACCTTCAGGTATTTGCTCATTGAGTTCGTCAAACTGACGTTGGCGTTTTTCATGCTCTTTTATTTCTTCAGCTATTTTTAAAGTTTTAAAATAGGTGTCTCTATTAAATGGTTTAGTCATTAGGTTTAGTGAATAAAGAAGGGTTAATCATAGGTAGATCGCCAGTTTTTGGAATTTCGGCCTCGTCAGATGCCGCTGAGTCCATTATCTTTTCTTCTTTGACCTCTACCTCCTTGGTATTTTGAGCTTCTTCAGCAAGTTCTTTACTAGCTGCGGCCATACCTTCAGCAGCTATTTTATCTATCCGTGCTTTCTTAATAGCGTCTTCTTTAGCTTCATTTTCAGCCGAGTCATCCATGTGAAGTTTAGCTTTGATTTCTCCCTTTTCCTCAGGAGTAAGTCTACGTTCAAGTATTTTCTCCTGCTTATGTAACGCCATTTCTTCGGCATTACGGCGTGTTTTACCTTCACGTGGGAATTCGTACTCATATTTAGATTCCTCGGTTTGAAATACTGCGGGTTTACTATCTTTTTTATACGCGTTTACAGCATTACCAATGTTAAGTTTTTCTCTAATTAGATTACGTATTTCTTCCCGTACTATAGCTTCTATATCAATATTCATTACCCCTCCATATTATATGATTGGAAAACCTAAAAATAATAATAGTTCTCCTAATTCTTCTAGGTCACTAGCATTTTCTATAAGATCAGGATCTATATCCGCAACTTCTGTATAAATTTCTTCGTTGTCTGTCATACTATTTCTCCTTATAGTTTAATCCGTAATGAGCAATCATTAATGCATCAGCTCTACCATCTAGTAAACCGCCTCTTTTACCTTGTAACTGTGCGTTTGGATATAATCCTTGAGCTATTTTAGCTACCTCTTTTTTAATGCCTTTTCCTTTAACAGTAACACCTATGTATTTTTGCCATACCTTAGGAGTAACTTGTTGAACAGGCCCATCGGAAACTGCTAATTTGGCGATTGCAAATGCTATGCCAAAATTTCTACCAAATCCAAAATTAGATTTTGCGGACATTCCATATAATGAATGTACACTTTCTAAAAAAATAACATTTATTTTTTTATTGTGTAACCATTTAGTAGTTTCATAAATACTATATTTATTTAAATCTAACAGAGCAACGCTGTCTGGATTCTCTGAATCCAGAACAGCGATTGCTCCATTAGCCCCAGGATCAATGCCTGCGATAAACATTAAGCCGCTGGAGTTTTAGTATCAAATAAAGAACCTTGAGCAGGAGGAGAAGTATCTCCCATTATGTCTGCAGCAGAATCTTGTGCTTTAGAACCCTTAGTACTTTTATCTATAACCATACCGGTATTCTTAGTAGCCCATTTATCCATTGCAACAGCATCTTTATTATTTTTAACTTCTTCAGCAGTTTTACCAGTATCTATATTACCAAAGAATTGACATTGGTTAATAGATTTGGTATCGCCAGAAGCAACCCAGGTTCCTTTGGAGTTCTGAGTTCGTTTATCTTCAATTACTTGACGAACAGCGACTTTAACTTTCTTATTAATCAAATTAGTAATTACTGGGTATTCAGAAGGCATTTCTTTTCCTTCTTTGAAATCCCAGACCTTGATTACTTTTTTCTCTACTTTGGTCATATTAGTATCAAAATCTTCTCCGGTTACAGCTAAACATAAAGATTTAGCAGTTTGATACCCGGGTAAAGGCTGTTTCTTACCATCTTTGCTTATATAGTAAGTTTTATTGCCTTTTTCATTGCCAGATTTGACACACCATTTGTCTCTAATACGTCCAAACTTTTCACCAGCTTTTTCAAGCTCTACATTTAAAAAGTAAGCACCACCAGCAGTTTGAGTTAAATAAGCTAGTTTAACATTGGTATCATATACTCCTGATTCCCATAAAAAATTTCCTCCACCGGCTCCTTCAATAGAAGGTTCTACTACATCATCTGGAAGTTTCCATTCACTCATAAATTTTTCCTTTCATTTAAATTAATTAGCTAAAACTATTCATTAGTATTAGCTTGGTCATTTCGTTGCTCTAGATACTGATCTAGAATTTTCATAAATTCTTTAATAGTGCATCCTGGTTTTCTTTTAAGAGTTTCCTCTGCAATTTCTTGGACTACTCCAATTCCCATTTTAGTAGCATGGTGTACCATTTCATCAATTAG